AAAAAAAAGGGTCCCGAAGGACCCTTTTCTCGTTTTTTGCTTTACAGCAATCTTACATAAGGTTAGTAACTTTAGTAAGTCTGTAGTAAGCGTTGCTATCAGCACTGATAGATGTGAATGGATTTGAGACAATACCGTAGCGTGTCTTGAAACCAATCTTAGGTTGGAATGTATTCTCACCAACTGCACGAACCATTTGTAACGGAACGTATGGGCAATAGAACAGACCAGCATCATATGCTGAAGTACCCTTATAACCTACACAGTAGAACTGTGAAGCATCTGAGTTGTTTGCTGAATATGGATCAACGTAGACTTTAATCTTACCGTTAAGTACACCAGCAAAGGTGTTACCAGCGTCATCAACCTGGAGACCAGTTTGAAGTGCAGGTGCGTAATCAAGAACGCCTGCCATTGACAGAGCAGATGCAACATCACTTGAAGTGATGATGAAGTTACCCTTACCACGGCGAGTGTCTTGTGCGATTGTGTTAGCATCGCGCTCGATTTGGAACAAGAGTCCCTTGAAACGCTCAACTGACCAACGACCGTTACTGTCAACGTCTAAGTCAAAAGTACCAGCAGATGCTACTGCGCCTGCTTGTGCGCCTGCTTTAGCAGATGTGTACACAGTACGAACTACTTCGCGGTTGATTTCAGCAAGAATTTCTGCAGACAAGATGTTTGCTAATTCTGTTTCAGCGTCAAGACCGTGAACTGCTTTCAAATCTTGTGCAAGTTCAAGTGTGTATTCTGCTTTCAATGCGCGGGTCTTAGCAGTAACGGTGGTCTTCTCAATTGAGAATGCCATTTCGTTAAACTGACCAGAGTTACCCATTGCAACAGCGCCATCGCCAAGTGCTTCACCAAGGTTGGTTGCGGCGGCGGCACCAGTTGTGTGAGTACCGTCAACTGGGTTTGAACCAGCGTGAGTACCAACACCAGCAAAGTCTGTATCTGCTTCGTTGAAGAGTGCTTCAGTACCACCTTGGGTGCTGTAAGTAGACTTCATTGCAAAGATAAGACCAGTTGGAGCAGTCATAGGTTGAACACCACAGATGTCGTATGCAATCAGATTAGGCATTGCACGGCGTACAAGCGAAATCAGGATTGGGTCAAACTTAGCAACCCCACCAGTGTCTGGCATAGCGCCAGCGGCGTTGGCAGGTGCCGCTTCATGGAGCATACCACGCTCCTCTTTCATTGCTTTTTCTTGGTTCTCAAGAATTACAGTTGTGACTGCCTTCTTGTAAGAATCCTGAATGGTAGGCATGTCAGGATGCTCAAGAACAGGACCCCACTTCTGCTGAAGGTTTTCTGTTAAAAACATTTTTATATCTCCTTGTTTTTACTTTTAATAAATGTAACAGTATTATTTATACTATTACTTTGCCTTAAATGTTCTGGAGATTGCAGAAACATAGTCTTTCATCTCACCGGTTAGATTGACTGATTCAGAAATCTCTTCAACAGCAACCGCGTCCTCTTCGATAGTTTTGGCAACTTTTGGGAAGTAACTCTCAATGAGTGTTCCCAATTCTTCTTTGTACTGTTCTTCAGTGTCGAACTGTACGCTTTCTACTAGACCAGCAAACTTCTCTTTTTGAGTGTCAGTTAAGTCTTTAGTAGCATTTTCGATAGCAATTTGCTTCTTTGCTTCGTTGACGATTTTTGCAGTTTCAGCATTCTTTTGGATTTGCTCATTGAGTTTAGTCTCAAGTGCTTCGATTTTTGATTGCTGTTCTGCCATTACGTCATATTTGTCTTCTGGAACATCAATGTAATGCTCTTCGAATACTTTCTTCAATGAAACGATGAAATCTTCAGTGATTTCTGATTTAAGACCACGCTCAACTGCGAGTTCATTATCAGATGCCCACTGCTCAACAACATATGAAAGATAAGTGTCAACTTTCTCTGTCAAATCTTCTTGAATTTTAGCAACTTCTTCTTCCAATGCAACAGCAAATGTTTCATTGATATCTGCAACCGCACCATTAACTTTAGAAAGAACTGCCGCTTCAAAGATAGTCTTTGCTTTTGCTTGAGTATCTTCATCAAGTGAAATTGCTTCAGCAAGTGCAGACATGTCATCAGCAATATCCAAATCTTCGGATTTGTATGATGCTTTTAACTTCTTCTTACCATGTGCCATTTCTTCGACTTCATCTTCGTCTTCGTCTTCATCTTCGTCCTCATCTTCATCGTCTTCTTCTTTAGCGACTACTTTCTTGGACTCTTTCATTTCTTCATCATCTTCGTCTTCATCTTCGTCCTCTTCCTCATCAACTTTCTCGCCTTTTTTCTTAGCGATTGCTTTCTTGAGGGCAGGAGGAAGTTCGCCTTCAGTGACTTCTTCTTCTGCAATTACATCTTCATCTGCATCTTCGTCTTCTTTGACTTTCTGCATTTTCTCTTGTGGTTTTTCTCCACCTGGAGCAGATGCTTTTTTCTGTTTCTTACCGGCGTCTGGACCAGACTTTGTTTCTGGATCAGTTACAGCAGGACCTAAGTCTTCTGCGCCTTTAGGTGCCGCTTCAGCAATTGATGCTTCTAACAGTTCCTTAATTTTATCTTCTACTGACATTTGGATATCTCCTATTTGTTTGTCTATTATTTATAATTGTTGTTTAAAGTTTTGACAAGAAATTTTCGAATGCTTGCAATTTTGCTTCATCTAATTTACGCATAGATGCTTTCTGAATTTCTTGTTTATATCTTTCGATATTCACTTCTTTGATGATGCCATTATCCCACACCCACTCTTTACCTTCCATGATGCCACTTACGAAAGCATCAGGTGCAGATGGGTCTGCAACAATGTCGGCGGCGGTTGCAAGATAAAAGTCACCTTGCACTTCTTGGGCACCTGAACGACCCGCTTTAAGCGAACCCATGCCTCTAGAAGATACCCCCAAAGTAGCGCCTTCATCCATCAAATTCTTAACAATCTTACCATATGGAGTATCCATAATTTTTGCTTTGCCTATGACATTAGAACCATCCATCTTCAGTTCTGTAATCATATGCGATACTCTTTCAAGATTGATTGTTGGACCATCAGGATGTCCCAACTCACCAAACGCACGTTTACGGTCAATGTTTTCTTTAGTATATCTTTTGACTTCAGTTTCCATAACTGACTTTGGATATACTCGACCGTTTCTATTCTTGAGGTCGGACTGCATGAATACGCCCTCAATGAAATATTGTTTTGCGCCACCCTTCTCTTCTACAAGAAAGTTAGCGTCTGAAATTTCTTCTCTAATCAGTTTCATGTTAGATACCTGCATAACCTGTTAATTTTTTAAGCACTAAAATGCATGTGCCGCTATTAGTACCTAATGTTACTTTGATGTCTTCATCGGCATCTGTGACTTCTGTAGCAGGAAGTATAATGTGTCCTGCTGTAACACCACCACTGTCAAATTTAATTGTTCCTGTAGCGGCACTTTCAACTGTTACGTCACCAGACCAAATAATTTCCTTGATACCAACAGTAGGTGAAGCGGCAGTTTGACTTGTCACAAGAAATGAAGCACCATCTATATCGATGGTGGTGTTTCCCGCACCTCCAGTTACACTGACTACATTAGTCGTTTTGGTAACCTTTAGAAATTGTTGACCTATTGCCATTTTAAATACCCTTTTATTTTACTAATATTTATACAGTATAATGTTTTAACTTTCGCCCTTTGCCATATTGGTGGCGGTACCCATCTTAACATTCATCCAATCATCACCATAACGCTTCTTAAATTCAGCATCAGGTAAGTCTTTAGCGATTTTCTCTCGCTTCTTTAATTCAAATTTAGTCAATGCTCGCTCTTTTATGGTAGAAGTATCGGTTTCTTCTTTATCACCATGGTGAACTACGAATTCGTTAAACGAGTTGTATACATAAGGTGTAACCTTTTCAGAAACAATAGAATCCTTATTAATAGTCTCATCCATTAATGCTTGAATGGTCTTAACATCTAGTTTTAACATTTTAGCAATTTGTTGTGCAGACTTACCTTGAGAGATAAGGTCATGCAATTGCTTCATCTTACCCTCTTCAAGTTCTACTTCTTCTGGTATTACTCTTAATGCTCCAGAAATATAAGCAGGATGATTTTTCAATGCTCTTTGTGCATCTGTCTCATCATTGCTATCAACATAGACTTTTATTTTTTTATTTCTGCTATCAGCATCTACACGAAACTGAATACGACCCATCTTCTGAGCAATCTCTTTACCAATACCATCACCCATCATTCTATCAAAGATTTTCTGCTTCTTAGGGTCTTTGAAGTTACCGTCTTTATCAAATAACTTTGCAAGATGTGCAGGTAATGCCTCATCAAGTGTTTCTTCTTTTAGTTGCGACTTATCTACTTTGTCACCAATTGCTTGTGCAGTTTTAAGTCTTGCCATTTTGAGTGGTGCAACATCTTTAAATCTCTTTTCAAGACTTCTACGATCCAATCTCAGGTCACGCTCATCACTGCCCATTGAATAGATTTTCATATCTGTTCCAACAAGAGCATACTTCATCTTTGGTGCTTCGTTTAGTACTTCTTCTTTTAACTCTGATACTGCTTTCTTAAAGTTTTCAGGAGACTTAGAAACATAAGTCTGTAACTGCAATTTAGAAGCAGGTTTAAGATTTTGATAGATACGCAGAATTTTTTCTGCATCTTTAGGATTTAATTTGACTTTCTTTCCATTAGAGAACTCAACAGGTTTCATACCACGCAAAGAAA